ACTTCTTCGAGTACACGCCCCAGTTCAAGCTGGTCATCGCCGGCAACCACAAGCCTGCGATCCGCAACGTGGACGAGGCGATGAAGCGCCGGCTGCACCTGATCCCCTTCACCGTGACCATCCCGCCCGAGCGGCGCGACGCCGGGCTCACCGACAAGCTCCTGGCCGAACGCGACGGCATTCTCGCCTGGGCGGTGCAGGGCTGTCTGGCCTGGCAGCGCGAGGGGCTCCAGCCCCCGGCCAGCGTGGTGTCGGCCACCGCCGAGTACTTCGACGAGGAGGACGCCGTCGGCGACTTCCTGGACGAAGAGGCCCAGCGCCACCCGCAGGCCCGCGTGGCCGTGGCCGACGTGTTCCAGCGCTGGCAGGACTGGGCCGGCCGGCGCGGCGAGTACGTGGGCACGAGCCGCTGGCTCGCGCAGCAACTGGCCAACCGCGGCTTCGAGCGCACGCGCATCCACGGCGGCGTCAAGGCCCTGGCGGGCCTGTCGCTCAAGCCCAAGGACTCCGGCACCCGACTGCCGTACCGCGACGACTGACCACCCACGGTGACCGAAGGTGACCCGTCCAAGGATTGAGTCTCTTTACGCGCGTGCGCGCGCGCGGGCGGAAGGGATATTCCCCACGGCGGTCACCTTCGGTCACCGGCATGAGCACACGAACGAAGGACTGCAACGATGACAGCAACGATTCTGGCCCTTGATCTGGGCAATAAACGAATCCCCTCTGCGGCCTTTTTCGCAGTGGGTAATGATGACGATAACTTTCAGCCCGCAGCGATTGCCTGGCATTGGCGGGATATCCCTGGCTGGCCAGACTACGAGGCTTCTAGCCAAGGGCACGTAAGAAGGAAAACGCCAGGGCGTCGGACCTACCCCGGCAAGGTCCTCAAGCCGCTGCTGAACAAGTCCACCGGGTACTTCGCTGTCTGCCTGAGCGGTCAAGGGCGTCTCCAGCGCATCGATATTCACCGCTTGGTTGCATTGACATTCTTGGGGCCTCAGCCGTCGCCCAGTCATCTGGTGGCGCACAACGATGGCGTGCGCACCAACAACAGTGTGGCGAATCTGCGATGGGCAACTCAGCAGGAAAACCTTTCGGACATGCGGCGCCATGGCACGGCGCTCACTGGCAGTGCCAATCCGATGTGCAAGTTGGACGAAATCGACCGTGAAGCGATTCGGCGCATGAGGCTGCTTGGTATCCCTCGCACCGTGATTGCTGAAGGGTACGGCGTTCACAAGCGCACGGTATTCCGTGTGCTGGCTTCAGTGGAGCGGGGAGGTCTGCAATGAGAACAATGACATTGGATTTGGGGTCGCGTTGCGGCTGGGCCATTGGCAAGGTCGGTGAGGTCGTTTCGGGAGCCTGGGATATTGCACCGCGTCGTGGTGAGTCGCCGGGGATGCGTTACATCCGTTTGAGGAGTCGCCTGCAGGAAATGCGCTCGGCCTACCCGGATCTCGGGGTGGTGTATTACGAGCAGGCCCACCACCGAGGTGGTGCTGCCACCGAGTACGCCGTAGGCTGCGTGGCGACGGTGCAGGCCTGGTGCGCCGAGCACGGCATCGAATTCGGCGCCGTTCATACCGCCACGATCAAGAAGCACGCGACCGGCAAAGGTAATGCTGGCAAGGACGAAGTTATTGTTGCAATGCGCAGTAGAGGCTTTGCGCCGGGCTGTGACAACGAGGCCGATGCGCTGGCGCTGCTGGACTGGGCGATGGCCCAAGGGGGTGTGGCATGAGAACTCACACCGCTTCCATCCCCTGCGCCCTCGGGCGCCTGGCCCCGGCGTCACCGGCCAGCAACGACGAACTGCGTGCCATGCGTGCGGCGGCCTGGCACAAGCAAGGCATCGTGGTCGTGCCGCTCGCCGACATCTACGACGACTGGGAGCGGCAGTTTCTGACCGGCATCGCTACGCGGCTCTACGGCGCCCGCACGGCAGCGACCCAGCAGAGCCGCCCTTGGCGGGAAGGCGAGGTCATTGACCGGGGTGATGGCGAGACCTGGACGGTGATCGCCACGACAGCGAAGTCAGTCACCGTGCAACGCAGCCGCGATGGTGCGCTGGCGACCCTCGGGCAACTCGGGGAGGATCGACCATGACCAAGAAAACGCAACGCGCCCGAGCCAAGGCTGAGAAGAAGCCGCACATCGGCGAGGAGCACATCCGCCCGGATGGCAGCGTGATCCGCTATGTCCGTGAGGAGGACGATGACCGCAAACCCGTCGACCACTACCGGACGGTGGACACGCTGGCGCTGATGCTCAGGAACGGCAGCATCACCGGCGCCATGCACGACGCGGGGCAGCAGTTCTCGCAGGACTTTGCCCGGGCGTTCGGCAGTGGTGTCGCCAGTCCCAAGCTCGATGGTCTGCCAGGTAGCACGGCACCGGGGCAGACGATGGTCGAGAAGAATGCTGGCGCTGCCCGTGCCGTGCGGGATGCGCTGGAGGCGGTGGGCGGCAGTGGCTCTCCGGCCGGATCGGCGCTGTGGTACGTGGCGGGACTTGGAATGTCGGTTAGGGACTGGTCGATTCGCTTGGGCTGGAGCGGCAAGGCCATGTCCAAGGAGGAAGGCAAAGGCATCCTCATTGCCGCGCTGGGCATGCTGGCTCGGTACTATGGCTATGAGCGTCAAGCGCGGCCACGCCGACCACCACCGACGCAGGAGATTTGCATGCCTAACCCAAAACCTACTTGAACGGTGGCATGCCACAAGGTATAGTAATCCCGTACTGCTGATAACTGCGCCCACCCGATTCGTTCCGGTGGGCGCTGTCGTTTCTGGGCCTGGCGTTCGCCTCTCTGCCCAGCGCTGGAGACTCCCCCATGAAACTCCTCATCACCCGCCCGGTGGTTCTCGCCGGCGACGGCGGCACGCGCTCGTTCGTCCCTGGTCTGACGGTCGAGGTCGATGCAGCCACCGCCGAACAGATTCTGGAACGCCAGGCCGGCATCACTGCCGAGCCTGCCGCCTCAGCCGAAGCTGCTACCACCCCACGCCGCCGGAAGTCCGCCGATGCTGAAACTTGACGTCACCGCCGATGTGGCCAAGGCGACCGAGCATCTGTCTGATCTGGCGAAACGGCACGTCCCCAATGCCGCCGCCCAGGCGCTCACTCGCACGGCATTCGATGCCCGCGATGCGGTGCGCGAGGGTCTGCCCAAGCGCTTCAACCTGCGCCGCCCGTGGGTCAGCCAGGGCATAGGCGTGACGCAGGCCAAGCCGCGCACGCTGATGGCCGAGGTCTGGTCGCGCGACCGCTTCATGGCGCTGCAGGAAACCGGGGGCACCAAGACCGGCAAGCTGGCGATTCCGGTCGGGCCGATGGCACAGACCGCCCAGACCCGCGTCATCCCCAAGAGCCAGTGGCCGGGCCGACTCTTGGCAAAGAAGAACGTGTTCTACCGCGCCGGTGCCGTGTTCGAGCGCCGTGACGAGAAGCGCATCTTGGCCTTGTACCTGCTGCGCCGTCAGCAGAAGGTCGAGCCGCGCTTTGGCATGGCCGACACGGTGCGCAGCGTGGCGCTGCGGGAGTACCAGCGACAGATGGAACGGGCACTGCGCGAGGAACTCACCCGTGCGACCTGACGCATCTGACACATCTGACGGGTCCTCCCGGGCCATCTAAAACGCGGGGGCCGCGCGCAGCGCGGCGCTTGCCTAGCGTCAGAGCCGCAAACAGGTTGCCAGTTTCCACCCAGGTTTCCACCCGTATCCATGCCGAGGTGATCCATCCATGACGGCTAACTGACCCGAGCAGCCCGGAGGAATGCGATGGGATTGTCCGTCCGGGCCTATGCCCAACACCGTGGCGTGAGCCACACCGCTGTGGCCAAGGCCATCAAGGCCGGGCGCATCAGCGTCGAGCCCGACGGCACCATTGACCCGGCCAAGGCCGATGCCCAGTGGGCGCGCAACACGCTGCCGTCACAGAGCCTGAACATCGGTGCCAAGAAGCCTGCGGCCAAGGTGGAAACCCCGCCGGTTTCCACCCCGGTTTCCACCCCGGTTTCCACCCCGCCGTTGGAAACCCGGGCTGCCGCACCTGACTACCAGACCAGCCGCGCCATCCGCGAGGCCTACGCCGCGCGCCTGGCCAAACTCGAATTTGAAGAACGCACGGGCAAGCTGCTCAACGCCGACGAGGTGAAGGTCAAGTACTTCAACCTTGCGCGTCTGCTGCGTGACCGCATCCAGCAGATTCCCCGCAAGGTCGCCCCGCAGATCGTGGCGGCCGTGGTCGCGCAGCCCGACCAACGCGTGGTGGAGGACCTGCTGATGGAGGCGATCCGCGAAGCCCTGGAGGAACTCTCACGATGACCGTCACCCCTGCTATGGCCAGCCGCATCGAGCTGTGGCCACTGGATCGGCTCAAGCCCTACGCCAAAAATGCGCGCACCCACTCGGATGCGCAGGTAGCCCAGATCGCCGCCAGCATCGTCGAGTTTGGCTTTACCGCACCAATCTTGGTGTCGGAAGACGGCGGCATTCTCGCTGGTCATGGTCGCTTGGCCGCCGCCAGAAAGCTCGATCTGGACGCCGTGCCTGTTGTGGTGCTCGACCACCTCACACCCATCCAGCGCCGCGCCTATATCCTGGCGGACAACAAACTGGCGCTGCAGGCCGGGTGGGATGAGGAGTTACTGGCATCCGAGCTGGCCGATCTGTCCGAGGCCGGTTTCGACCTGGCGCTGGCCGGCTTTAGCGACGACGAGCTGGCCGAACTGCTGGCCGACGACGACGCAGACGACGGCACGCCCGGGGCAGAGACAAGCGAAGAGCCCACGCCAGACGCCGACGACATCACGGTGCCGCGCATCGTCATCAGCCGCCCGGGCGACATCTGGCGGCTGGGTGAGCATCGCCTCATCTGCGCCGACTCGGCTGATGCCGCCTCCATCGAGCGCTTGATGGCGGGCGAGCGTGCGGCGCTGCTCTTTACCAGCCCGCCCTATGCCAACCAGCGCAACTACACCACGGGTGGCATCGCCGACTGGGATGCGCTCATGCAAGGCGTCTTTGCCGCGGCCATGCCGATCATGCGCGCCGACGGCCAGATGCTGGTCAACCTCGGCCTGGTGCATCGCGATGGCGAATGGCAGCCCTACTGGGACGGCTGGATCGAGTGGATGCGCGCGCAAGGCTGGCGGCGCTTTGGCTGGTACGTGTGGGATCAGGGCGTGACGGTGCCGGGGGATTGGGTAGGACGCCTGGCCCCGCGCCACGAGTTCATCTTCCACTTCAACCGCGAAGCCCGAAAGCCCAACAAGATCGTGCCGTGTAAGATGGCGGGCACCTATTCGCACCTGTCCGCGATCAATGGCGGCGGCGGCCTGCGGGACAAAAACGGCAGGCCCAACGACTGGACGCACGCCGACCGACCGATCCAGGATTACCGCATTCCGGACTCGGTGATCGCGGTCACCCGCCAGCGCGGGCCGATCGACAAAGAGCGCGAGATCGACCACCCGGCGGTGTTTCCCGTCGGGCTGCCCACGTTCGTGATGGAGGCCTACAGCGATGAGGGCGACATCGTCTTCGAGCCCTTCTCAGGCTCGGGCACGACGATCCTCGCAGGCGAAGCCTGCGGCCGCCGGGTCAGGGCCTCGGAGCTTGCCCCCGAATACGTCGATGTGGCGCTGATCCGCTGGATCAAGAACCACCCCGACCAGACGCCGGTGCTGCAGGCCTCCGGCCAGACCTGGGACGAGGTCAAGGCTGAGCGGGAGCCCGAGGGCGTGACCGCAACCTACGCCGACGCCAAGAAACGTCTGTCGGATGTGTTCAACGACCGCATGGCCAAACTGGATAACCCGCCGTATCAACCCTGGGGCCGCAATCGCACATGAACTGGATCGCAGACAAGATCGAGCACTGGCCCATCGAGCGCCTGCTGCCCTATATCCGAAATCCACGCACCCACTCCGAGGCCCAAGTCGCCCAGATCGCGGCGAGCATCGCCGAGTTCGGCTTCACTGCACCAATCCTGGCCGGGTCGGACGGCGTGATCGTGGCCGGTCACGGGCGTTTGGCGGCGGCGCGCAAGCTGGGGTTGGCCACCGTGCCGGTCGTGGTGCTTGACCACCTCACGCCGACCCAGCGTCGGGCGCTGGTGATCGCCGACAACCGGATTGCCGAGAACGCCGGATGGGACGAGGAACTGTTACGTCTGGAGCTGGCCGAGCTGCAAGACGAAGGCTTCGATCTGGACCTGCTCGGCTTCGATGACGCAGCGCTTGCCGACCTGCTGGCCGATGAGGAAACCACCACCGAGGGCAACACCGACGAGGATACCGCCCCCGAGGTGCCGGAGACACCGGTGTCCAAGCCTGGCGATGTCTGGATCATGGGCAAGCACCGGCTAGTCTGCGGCGACGCCACCACCGCCGAGGCCTACGCGCGCCTGTTCCCGGACGGCGAACGGGCGGACATGGTCTTCACCGATCCGCCCTACAACGTGAACTACGCCAACAGCGCGAAGGACAAGCTGCGCGGCAAACACCGCCCCATCCTCAACGATGCGCTGGGCGAAGGCTTCTACGATTT